GCAAGAACCATAGCGTCCTTGTGGAACAACATTGCACCTTTAACTTCGCCACCAGCAGCGTTCTGAGCAGCAGTCTCAAGTACAGGACAGTTAGAAGTAGTGTATACGTCAATGCCGTACAGGTTACCAATCTGACCGTTCTTAACACCACGACCATCTACGAAGTCAGAAGACATGTAGCGGTCAACGCCCATGATAGCGTTACGAATGGAAGGAGGAACTACGAAAGAACGACCGTCCATAGGTACGTCTGCGTCATCCAGCTTCTGGATAGCAGCGCGGAAACCAGCATCGTTAAATACGTCACCAGCAGCTACAGCGTCAGCAGCGTAAGTTTCGATACCAGCAGAGCCAGAGAAGTTGTAAGTGTTGCTGTGAACCCAGTCAGAACCGGAACCGTTGTCGTCACCAAACTTCTTACCCAAGTCAAACAAATCACTATCAATCTGCTTAGCTAGGCCATAACCTGCATCACCAGTGTAGAACTGACG